GAACAGAATAAACTTGTTATGTCAGATGAAAAGTGTAAAGCATGTAAACATCTGTATGAATGCCGATATATGTTTGAGGAAATGAACAGTATTGTTTACGGTGATTAAGTAAGTTAACACTCACCAACACTTGTGATGCGTTAAACGAACGTTAAACGAGCGTTAAACGAGCGTTAGAGCTTGTAGGAGTCGCAAAAATTCCAACAAGATTCCAACAAGATTCCAACAAGAATCAGACGAGAATCAGACAAGGTTGCAAATTGCCGGCAAGTTAAAAAGCCTTTGTTTATGCGGTTTTCCGGTGATTTTGCAACCATGTTGCAACCTTGTTGCAAGTTAAAATCAGACGAGAAGGACAGAACAATAAAATTCTGTCCTTTTCTTATTTTTTGGAGGAAATAAAATGGTAGGCTTTAAGCAGAGGACAACATGTCCTGATCCAAAAAACAAAGCATATGTTTCCGTGAAAGGCGGTGGAAAAAACCACTGTATTCTCGGAAATCCTGACGGACGAATTTATGAGTGGTCTGTTCTTCCGGATTGCACTGGGTATGGTCACGGACGAGCAATCGAGACGATCGGATCGGATGACCGGCTGTGCCGCGGTAATGCTGAGAATTATTGGTCATACACACGAGACGGATTCCGCCGCGGTCAGACACCACAGGTCGGATCAATCATGTGTTGGAGGAAAGGCAAAGTTGGAAACAGCAAAGACGGAGCCGGTCATGTTGCCTTTGTCGAAGAGGTCAATGCGGCAGGGGATGTCATTGTGACACAGTCCGGATGGTCAGGAACAAAAGATAATGGTCGTTACTGGAGCCGGAGAAAGATCAAACGAATCAACGGAACCTATTCGATCGGTGCTGAGTACGTTTTTCAGGGATTCATCTACCTCTATGATCCGGTACACATCAAAGCGGTGGAGGATGCCGTATATAGAATGTACAATCCGAACGGAGATGAGCATTTTTGGACGCTTAACAACGGCGAAGCAAATTCTCTCAGTCGTGCCGGTTGGATCTATGAGGGAATTGGATGGTATGCACCTAAGGAAGGCGCTCCAGTGTATCGACTCTACAACACATATGATGGTGACCATGTCCTGACGATGAAGGAAGCTGAGAGAGACAAGCTGACGAAGATCGGATGGAAATATGAAGGCATCGCATTCAGTTCTGATGAAAAGAAACAGGTTCCTGTGTACCGTGTATACAACAGATACTCCGGAGAGCACTTCTACACCACAAGCAAGAATGAAAGAGATAATCTGATCACTGCCGGTTGGAAATACGAAGGAATCGCCTTTTATGGTAAGGAGGAAAAGAAATGATTGATTGGAAAAAGAAGCTTGCAAGCCGAAAGCTGTGGCTCGCGATTGCAGGATTTGTAACAGCACTCTATGTCATCCTTACAACGGATGTCACAGCCGAAAAGATCACAGCATTGATTGTCAGTTTTGGCTCTGTATGTTCCTACATTTTTGCTGAAGGGTGGACAGACGCAAGTCACGCTCCTTATGTGACAGGAGGAGCTGACGATGCCGACAGCGAATGAGATTAGTGTCACATGGGATCTGATCATCAAGATCGGCGCGATCATCGGAATCCTTGTCGCGATCATTCAGGGAACAAAATATCTCGCCTCACTCACTCCAACAGCGAAACTGACCGATCGTGTGAACGGAATCGAGGACAATCTGAAAAAAGACTTCGAACATATCAAAGAGATCGACCGGAAAATCGCACACTTGGAAGAAAAAACCGATAACACACAGAAACAGATCGAAGAGGTTAATGAAGGAATCAAAAAGATCGGACGATCACAAATTTCACTCCTCCGTCACATGGTCGATGGGAATGGAGTGGATAAGATGAGAGATGAAGCGGAAGAGCTGACAGATTTCTTCATTGACAGATAGGAGGTTATGATGGAAGAAAAAAGCATCCCTTACTTCGTCCATGAGGGGATGGTGGTGAGGATGGAACGGATGAATCAGAGGCTGTGGATCACAAGCATCATTTTGATCCTCGCGCTCATTGCTTCAAATCTCGCATGGTTTTTCTATGATCAGCAGTTCGAGACATACGAAGAACAGACTGTGACTCAGAGTGCGGAAAGCGGAGAAGGTGATGCAGTCAATTCTTTCGTGGGTGGTGATCATGTCGAAAGCAAAGCAGACGATCAAAACTAGGCGCGGACGCAGAAGAAAAACCGGCGGAAACTCCGGTTATAAAAAGTGCAACATGTGTCACGGAACAGGACGGATCAGAGTCAAATGATCGACCTGTCAAATTCGGAGATCTGTCACCTGATCGATGAATGGATCCATAACGAAAGAGATCGGAGGATCCTGAAAAGACGGTTGATAGATGGCATTTGTTTTGAGCCACTGGCAGAAGAATTTGATCTCTCTGTCAGACAGGTCAAGGCAATCGTTTACAAATCAGAAACAAAATTATTCAAACACGCAGACCGATGAATAGAAAGGAGATCTCCTCTGCCGGTCTGCTGTGACTCCCAAAAAAAACACTAAAAATTGAATCCTACTTTTTTGTTCAGGCTCGACCTCACTCTCCGGAGTGGGGTCTTTTTTTTATGGTTTTTACCATGATTAAAACATGCACGAAATCCGCACGCTCGCCTCATCGTCATTCCAAGTCTGAAATCCGACAATGTAGTCATGAGGAAGATGCATGTACATTCAGCGCAACAATAACCCACTCAGGAAAACAGTCGGAGACTGCGTGATCCGGTCAATCTCAACCGTGACCGGTCTTTCATGGAATGAGGTTTTCACAAGCCTGATGGTTGAGGGATACACGCTTAAAGACATGCCGAACTCAAATTATGTGTGGGGAGAACTCCTCCGGAAATGGGGATTCGAAAGACGGATCATTCCGAACACTTGTCCTCGATGTTACACGGTCAGAGAGTTCTGCCGAGATCATCCGGAGGGAAGATTCATCCTCGCAACTGGAACACACGCTGTCGCCGTGATTGACGGTGACTACATCGACACATGGGATTCAGGAGATCAGGTTCCGGTCTACTACTGGGAGCCGAAGGAGGTCATTGATGCCGTATAACTATTTTCCGACAGGCTATTCGCCTATGATGCCGTACAACGCACAGATTCAGCCACAGGACGCATTCTCACAGCCTCAACAGATGAATGTTCAGTCTCAGCAGAATCGCGCTCAGAACGGCTTTCTGTGGGTACAGGGAGAGGCAGGCGCGAAAGGCTATCCAGTCGCACCGAACACGACTGTTCAGCTGTGGGATTCTGAAGCACAGGTCATTTACCTCAAGAGCGCTGATGCTTCCGGAATGCCGACAATGAAGATTCTCGACTACACGATCAGAGAGGCGACACATCCGGCTGTCGGTGTTCCGCGTGAAACACCGGACTACATCACGCGAGAGGAATTCGAGAAACGGATGTCAGAACTGGAGGCACACCATGAATCCGATCTATGACCAGTTCGGCAAAAATGATGACCTCATGAAAAGGTTCGAGCAATTCAAACAAAGTGTTCAGGGTGATCCGAAGCAGATTGTTCAGCAGATGCTCAACCGTGGACAGATAACACAGGAGCAATTCAACCGCGCTTCTCAGATCGCGAATCAGATGATGCGGTTCATGAAATAAAAACGGAATTTATGTTGTTAATTCGCGAAAAACGGCAAAATTCCGTAAATATGTAACATTAAAAACGAAAATTACGATTTTAGTTTTCTCTTCCGAGTGCGCATAGGAATTGAAATATTTCGAAAGGAAGGAAAACAAATGGCTTTAACAGACGAAGGCACAGGAACAACTATGCTCGTTCAGCCGTCCAATTTCGGCGGCTCAAATGGATTCGGTGACGGATTCGGAGGATCCGGATGGTGGATCCTTCTGCTGTTCATTCTCCTCGGCGGCGGTGCATGGGGAAATAACGGCGGATACGGCGGAACATCCGGTCTGTATCCTTGGATGAATCAGTCAAATCAGATCAATGACGGATTCCGTGATCAGATGATCAATTCGACAATCACAGGAATTCAGAACTCCGTGACAAGCGGATTCGGCGATGTACAGACCGCTCTGTGTTCCGGTTTTGCCGGTGTGAATGCCGGCATCGCAAACGGCTTTGCACAGGCAGAGATTGCCGAGAATGGTCGTCAGATGGCAAACATGAATCAGATGTTCGGTATTCAGTCAGCGCTTCAGAACTGTTGCTGTGAGAACAGAGCCGGTCTTGCAGACCTCAAATACACGGTCGCAACAGAAAACTGCGCTGACCGCACGCAGAGTCTCATGAACACACGCGACATCATCGATTCTCAGACACGCGGTACACAGGCAATTCTCGACAAGCTGTGTGCGCTTGAACTGGATGGTGTGAAGGGTCAGCTTGCACAGGCACAGCGTGAAAACGTTGGTCTTCAGAACGCTCTGAATATGGCGACACTGCGTGAGTCTCAGACGGCACAGAACGCATTTATTTCACAGGGATTCGCGAATGAGGTTGACGCTCTTTACAACCGTCTCAACACTTGCCCAGTCCCAACAACTCCGGTCTACGGCAGAACACCGATTTTCACTTGCAACGGCGGCGGATGCGGTTGCGGTGGAACTCTCTGAGGTGAACCATGGCAGAATATCTCGCAAACGCTGAACAGGCTGTGAGCCTCAATTCTCCGGTCGTGTTCACTGCGTCCATTCCTTGTCCTCGCGGTTATGTCTACCACGATGACGAAACAGGGATCTTTATTCTGCGTGGCATCACAAACAACTGTTTCGCGAGATACAGAGTCACATTCAACGGCAACATTGCCATTCCTGAAGGCGGCACGGTCACACCGATCGCGGTCGCTCTTGCGGTCAATGGTGAGCCGAGACCAACGAGCCGAGCG